GGTTTCGGCGAGAGCTGGGAGAGCGTGCCGGCCGACCTGCGCCAGGCGGTGTTCCTGCTGGCGGCGCACTACTACGAGAACCGGGCCGAGGGCGTCTCGGGCAGCGGATCGATGCCGTTCGGCGTGCTGGTGCTCATCGAGGCGTACCGCTCCACGCGGCTCGGGGCCGGCCCGGTATGAGCGTTCTGCTGTCGCGGAAGCTGGTGCTCGAGACACGCGAGACGCAACCCGACGGCGCCGGGGGCCACGTGGTCGCCTGGGCGCCGCTCGGCACGATCTGGGCGGATGTGTCGGCGCGGACGGGACGCGAGGACTTCGTCGGCGGGCAGCCCCGCCACCGGACGACGTACCGCATTGTCGTGCGGGGCGCCCCGGCGGGCGCTCCCTCCCGTCCGCGCCCGGACCAGCGCCTGCGCGAGGGCGACCGGATCTTCGACATCCGCAGCGTCGCCGAGGCCGACCGCTTCGGCCGCTACCTGATCATCCATGCCGAGGAAGGGGTCGCGCCGTGAGCTACGCCTATTCCGCCGGACTTCAGGCGGCCGTCTATGCGCGCCTCGCCGGCGACGCGGGCCTGAGCGCGCTGGTCGGCGCGGCCGTCTACGATGCGCCGCTGGAGGCCGCACCCGAGGCGGTGGTCACCGAGTACGTCACGCTCGGCGAGGAGCGGGTGCGCGACAACGGCACCAAGACGAGCGACGGCGCGATCCACGACTTCCAGGTGATCGTGCAGTCGGGGCGCGACGGCTTCGAGGGCGCCAAGCGGGTCGCGGCCGCGGTCTGCGACGCGCTGATCGAGGCGCCGCTGGCGCTCGCGCGCGGGCACCTCGTCGATCTGCGCTTCGTGAGCGCGCGGGCCGAGCGTGGCCCGGCCCCGGTCAAGCGCCGGATCGCCCTGCGTTTCCGCGCGACCATCGACGGCGGCAACTGACACCTTCTTTCATGTGAGGATGAGGACATGGCAGCCCAGAGAGGCAAGGACCTGTTGATAAAGCTGGACATGACCGGCGCGGGCGACTTCGAGACGGTCGCCGGGCTGCGGGCCTCGCGGATCACGTTCAATGCCGAGACGGTCGACGTCACCAACCTCGGCAGCGAGGGCCGCTGGCGCGAGCTCCTCGCCGGCGCCGGCGTGCGCAGCGCGGCCATCAGCGGCTCGGGCGTCTTCCGTGACGCGGCTACCGACGAGCGGGCGCGCGTGATCTTCTTTGGCGGCGAGATCCCGGTGTTCCAGGTGATCATCCCCGACTTCGGCGCCATCGAGGGACCGTTTCAGATCACGAGCCTCGAGTATTCCGGCCAGCACGACGGCGAGGCGGTCTACGAGCTGGGACTGGCTTCGGCCGGCGCGGTGTCGTTCGAGGCGATCTGATGGCCAACCCCTACCGCGGAGAGGTCGCGCTCTCGGTGGACGGCGAGACGCGAACCATGCGCCTGACGCTGGGCGCGCTCGCCGAGCTGGAGACGCGGCTCGAGAGCGACTCGCTGATCGAGTTGATCGCGCGGTTCGAGGGCGGGCAGTTCCGCGTGAGCGATCTGATCAGTCTGCTTTCGGCGGGCCTGTCCGGCGGCGGCTGGCCGGTGAGCGAGGCCGAGCTGGTGCAGTGCCGGATCGACGGCGGCCCGCTCGCCGCGGCCCAGGCCGCCGCGCAGCTGCTGAAGCTCACCTTCACGCTGCCCGGCGAGGACCACCTGCAATGACCCGCATTGCCTGGCCGCAGCTGATGCGGCTCGGCTACGTGGGTCTCGGCCTCGCACCGGAGCGGTTCTGGTCGCTCACGCCGGCGGAGCTGATGCTCATGGCCGGGGTCGACCAGGCCGACGGCGCGATGACGCGTGCCGCGTTCGCCGACCTTACGGCACGATTTCCCGACAGCCCCCGAAAGGGCGGGGCGAACTTGGAGTGAACATGGCCGATTACGATTCGGATCTGGCCCGGTTGGAGGCGCAGTTCGCGGGCCTCGAGGGCACGATGGCAGGGCTCGAGGGCGTCACCGGCGCCTTCCGGCGCGAGCTCGTGGGCGTGCAGGGCAGCCTCAAGGACGCCGGACGCGAAGCGTCGGGCATGTCGCGGTCGGTCTCCTCGTCGCTGCGGCGGGCGTTCGATGGCATGGTCTTCGACGGAAAGCGTCTCTCCGAGACCCTGTCCTCGATCGGGCGCTCGATCTCGGGCGCCGTCCTGAACCAGGCGCTGGCGCCGGTGCAGGGCAAGGTGGGATCGGTTCTGGGGCAGGGCATCCAGTCCGCGCTCGGCGGGCTGATGCCGTTCGCCAAGGGCGCCGTGCTGAGCGGCGGGCGTGTCGCCGCGTTTGCGCGGGGCGGCATCGTGGATGGCCCGACCCAGTTTCCGATGCGCGGCGGTGTCGGCCTGATGGGCGAGGCAGGGCCCGAGGCCATCGTGCCGCTCGCGCGCGGCGCGGACGGCAAGCTCGGTGTGCGCGCCGGACGCGGGGGCGGAACGACCGTCCACGTGACGATGAACGTCTCCACCCCCGACGTGGCCGGGTTCCAGAGGTCGCAGAGCCAGATCGCCGCGGAGATGTCGCGCGCGATCCAACGCGGTCGCCGCAATCTCTGAGGGAGGTCGCAATGAGTTTTCATGAGGTCCGGTTTCCGGCGGCCCTGTCGGCGGGCTCGAGCGGCGGTCCCGAGCGGCGCACCGAGATCGTCACGCTGAGCAACGGGTTCGAGGAGCGCAACTCGCCCTGGGCCCACTCGCGCAGGCGCTACGACGCCGGCTTGGGCGTGCGATCGCTGGACGATCTTGCGGAGGTCGTCGCGTTCTTCGAGGCCCGGCATGGCCAGCTCTATGGCTTTCGCTGGAAGGACTGGACCGACTACAAGTCCTGTGCGCCCTCCGAAGAGCCCGGCGCGTTCGATCAGGTTCTCGGCACCGGCGATGGATCCACCACGAGCTTCGCCCTCGTCAAGCGGTACGTTTCGGGTCCGCAGAGCTATGCACGGCCGATCCGCAAGCCGGTCGGGTCGAGCGTCGTGGTCGCGGTCGGTGGACAGCCGAAGGTGCGCGATGCGGACTACGCGCTCGACACGACCACGGGTCTGGTCACGTTCGTCGAGGCCCCGGGCGAGGACGTCCTGGTGACGGGCGGGTTCGAGTTCGACGTGCCGGTCCGGTTTGACACCGACCGGATCAGCACGAGCCTCGCCGGGTTCGCCGCCGGCGAGATCCCCTCGGTGCCCGTGCTCGAGGTTCGGGTCTGATGCGGGCCATCCAGCCGGAGCTTCAGGCGCGGCTCGACAGTGGTGCGGCGACCCTCTGCCGCTGCTGGAAGCTGCGGCGGAAGGACGGCGTCGAGCTCGGCTTCACCGACCACGACGGTCCGGTCGTCTTCGAGGGGACCGAGTTCCAGGCCGACACCGGCATGGACGCAAGCGCGCTGCAGTCCGCCACAGGCCTCGGTGTCGACAACGGCCAGGCTGCCGGTGCGTTGACGTCGGACGCGATCAGCGAGGCCGATATCCGCGCCGGTCTCTACGACCGTGGCGAGATCTGGCACTGGCTGGTCGACTGGAAGCGCCCGGATCTGCGTGTCCTGCTTTTCCGGGGTGAGCTTGGCGAGATCCGGCGGGCCGACGGCGCCTTCGAGGTCGAGTTGCGCGGCCTGACCGAGCGGCTGAACGTTCCGGTCGGCCGGAGCATTCTGCGGGCCTGCGACCGGGCGCTCGGCGATGCGAAGTGTGGTGTGGACGTCACCCGGCCGGAGTTCGCGGCCGAGGTCGAGCCGGCCCCGGGCAGCGACGGCAACCGTGTCCTGGTTGCGGGGCTCGGCGCCTACGCCCCGGGGTGGTTCACGCAGGGAACGCTGACCTGGCTCGACGGGGAGAACGCGGGGCAGGCGCAGACGATCAAGTCCGATACGGCCGAGGACGCCCTGAGGGTCCTGCAGCTCTGGCAGCAGCCGGCCCGGCCCATGGCGGCGGGAGACCGGGCGCGGATCGTCGCCGGGTGTGACAAGCGCGCGGAGACGTGCCGGGAAAAGTTTCAGAACATCATTAACTTTCGCGGCTTTCCCCACATTCCGGGCGAGGACTGGGTCACCGCCTATCCGAAGGAAGGATTCGTCCATGACGGCTCGAGCCGCCGACGCTGAGACGATGCGGGGCGCGCTGGTCGTTGCCCTGGCGCGGACCTGGATCGGCACGCCCTACCGGCACCAGGCGAGCTGTCGCGGGGCGGGCACCGACTGCCTGGGGCTTCTACGCGGGCTCTGGCGTGACCTGATCGGTCCCGAGCCGGAGGTCATCCCCCCCTACACGCCCGACTGGTCGGAGCCGGCGCGCAGCGAGGATCTGCTGCAGGCGGCGATGCGGCATCTGGCCCCGGTCGGCCCGGCCATGGCTTCGCCGGGCGATGTCGTCGTCATGCGGATGCGCGCGGGCTCGGTGGCGAAGCATGTGGGGATCCTGGCGGGGGAGACCCTGATCCACGCCTACTCGGGGCATGGCGTGGTGGAATCGCCCCTGACGCCGGCCTGGCGGCGGCGCATCGCCGGCGTGTTCCGATTTCCCGAAGGGAGACAGTGATGGCAACGCTTGTGCTCGCCGGTGCCGGCGCCGCGCTCGGCGGCTCAGTGGGCGGCAGCCTGCTCGGGTTGTCGTCGATGGCGCTGGGCAAGGCCGCGGGCGCCACGCTGGGGTCGCTGATCGATCAGCGGCTGCTCGGCGCAGGCGCGGAACCGATCGAAACTGGTCGGGTCGAGCGCTTTCGCGTCATGGGATCGAGCGAGGGCGCCGGCCTCGCGCGTGTCTTCGGACGGACGCGTGTAGCAGGCCAGATGATCTGGTCGAGCCGGTTCCTCGAGACCGTCAGCACGGAGGACGTGGGCGGCAAGGGCGGAGGAGGGGGCGGCGCCACCGTTCGCGAATACAGCTACTCGGTCAGCGTGGCCGTCGCGCTCTGCGAGGGCGACGTGATCCGCGTGGGGCGGATCTGGGCCGACGGACAGCCTGTCGACCAGTCCGGGCTGACCTGGAGGTTGCACCGCGGCACCGAGGACCAGGCGCCCGACCCGCTGATTGCGGCGATCGAGGGTGTGGCGGAGACGCCGGCCTACCGCGGAACCGCGTACGTGGTGATCGAGAACCTCGGGCTCGGGCCGTACGGCAACCGCATCCCGCAGTTCAGCTTCGAGGTCTTCCGGCGCCCGGCGCCCCGGAACCCGGATCTGCCACGCTCGCCGGCCCTCGATGTGCGTGGCGTGGCGCTGGTGCCGGGGACGGGCGAGTATGCGCTCGTTACCGAGCCGGTCTACTTCCGGCGCGGCAAGGGCGACAGCACGGCGCTCAACGTGCACAACGACCGCGGGGAGCCCGACTTTCTGGTGTCGCTCGACCAGCTCGAGGCGGAGTTCCCGGCGTCGCGGGCCGTCTCGTTGGTGGTGAGCTGGTTCGGCGACGATCTGAGGTGCGACCGCTGCACGCTGCGGCCGAAGGTGGAGCAGACGGGTCAGGACGGCGATCCGATGCGCTGGCGGGTCTCCGGGCTCGGCCGGTTCGAGGCGACGGCCGTCAGCCGCAAGGACAACCGACCGGTCTTCGGCGGCACGCCGGCGGATCCGTCCGTGATCCAGGCGATCGAGACGATGAGGGCCGGCGGTCACGCGGTCATGTTCTATCCGTTCGTGCTGATGGATATCCTCGAAGGCAACGGGCTCGAGGATCCCTGGAGCGGCGCGGCGAGCCAGCCTCCCGTTCCTTGGCGCGGGCGGATCACGCTTGCTGCGGCTCCCGGGCGTGCGGGGTCGTCGGACAAGACGGCTGCCGCAGCGGGCGAGGTGGCGCACTTCTTCGGTGAGGCCCGGGCGTCCGACTTCGAGGTGTCCGGAGCCACAATCGAGTATACAGGGCCGCAGGAGTGGTCCTACCGCCGCTTCATTCTGCACTACGCGCATCTCTGCGCGCGGGCAGGCGGCGTGGATGCGTTCTGCATCGGGTCGGAACTGCGCGGTCTGACCCAGATCCGCGACTCGGCCGACGGCTACCCGGCCGTGCGTGCCCTGCTCGAACTTGCGGGTGAGGTGCGTGCGATCCTCGGCGGTGCGACCAGGATCGGCTACGCCGCCGACTGGTCCGAGTACTTCGGCCATCGACCCGACGACGGCAGCGGCGACTTGATCTACCACCTCGACCCGCTCTGGGCGAGCTCCGCGATCGATTTCGTCGGCATCGACAACTACATGCCGCTCTCCGACTGGCGGGATACCGCGGGTCACGCCGACGCGGGGCAGGGGTCGATCTACAACCTCGATTATCTGACCGGAAACGTGGCGGGTGGCGAGGGGTTCGACTGGTATTATGCCGATGCGGCGGGCCGCGCGGCGCAGGAGCGACTCCCTATCACCGACGGTACCCACGGCGAGCCGTGGGTCTTTCGCTACAAGGATCTGGCCAACTGGTGGTCGCGACCGCACGTGAACCGCATCGCCGGGACCAAGTCGGCGACGCCGACGGAGTGGCAGCCGAAGTCGAAGCCGATCTGGTTCACCGAACTTGGGTGCCCGGCGGTCGACAAGGGGACCAACCAGCCGAACGTGTTCTATGACCCGAAATCCTCCGAGAGCTTTTTCCCCTACTTTTCAAACGGATCACGGGACGATTTCATTCAGTATCGCTACCTTCAGGCCATGTACCGCTACTGGAACGACCCGGCGAACAACCCGCAATCGGACCAGTACGCCGGTCGGATGGTCGACATGGAGCACGCGTTCGTCTGGGCCTGGGACGCACGGCCGTGGCCGGATTTCCCCAACCGGCTCGAGACGTGGATCGACGGTGCGAACTATGATCGGGGGCACTGGCTGAACGGTCGGGCGAGTCTGTCCGCGCTGGGCGAGATCGTGACGGAGGTATGTGAGCGGGCCGATCTGGATCGGGTGGATGTGGCGCGTCTTCACGGGGCTGTCACGGGATATGTTATCGATGGCGTCGAGACCGGCCGACAGAGCCTCCAGCCGCTCATGCTTGCCTTCGGCTTTGACAGCTTCGCAATTGCCGATGCAGTTGGCTTCGCGAGCCGCGGCGGCGAAGCCGTAAGCGATGTGGACGATGCCACGTTCGTCGTGGCGAGTTCCGGGCCGATCCGTGCGCTCACCCGTGCGCCGCAGGCCGAGACCGCAGGCCGGGTGACCTACGGCTTTGTGCGATCCGACATGGACTATGCGTCTGGCGCAGCCGAGGCGCTGGCGCCGGACGAAGCGGAGCCGAGCACGGCGCAGACGTCGTTGCCGATCGTCATGTCGGAAGGTGAGGCGCAGGCCGTCGCTGAGCGCTGGCTCCACGAAGCCCGCGTGGCCCGTGATACTCTGGAGTTCGCCCTGCCGCCGTCGACACTGGGTTTGTGTCCCGGCGACACCGTGGCTTACGGAGGTGGCGACGGGGCGGCGTACTACCGCGTCGATCGCGTGGATGAACTGGGGCACCGGGCCGTCGCGGCCGTTCGGATCGAGCCGGGTATCTACCGGACGCCGGTCTACGACCTGCCGGCACCTGCCACGCCGGTCATTCCGGCGCCGACGCCCGTCTACGGCGAGTTTCTGGATCTGCCGCTGCTGACGGGAGATGAGGTGCCGCATGCGCCGCACCTGGCTGTGGCCCGGCGTCCCTGGGCCGGGGCGATCGCGGTTTTCGACGCGCCCGAGGACTATGGGTATGTGCGGAACACGGTGCTCAGCCGACCGGCTACCGTCGGCGATACGCTCGATGCGCTGCCCGCCGGTGAACCCGGCCGCTGGATGCAGCGGTCCGTGCGGGTTCGGCTCGCGTCCGGCAGCCTGCAGAGCCGCGCCGAACTGGACGTGCTGAACGGGGCCAACGCCGCCGCGCTCCGCCATGGCGACGCCGGTGACTGGGAGGTTCTGCAGTTCAGGGACGCCGAGCTGATCGCGCCGAACGAATACAAGCTGTCGGGCTTGTTGCGCGGTCAGGCGGGCACGGACGCGGTTATGCCGGCGGAATGGCCGGCCGGCAGCGACTTCGTGCTGTTGGACGAGAGCGTGCGGCAGCTCGATCTGCCGAGTTCTTCGCGGGGACTGGCGCGGCACTATCGCATCGGTCCGGCGACGCAGCCCTACGACCACCCGAGCTACATTCATGTCGTGGAGGCCTTCGACGGCGTGGGACTGCGGCCATACCGCCCCGTGCATCTGGCGGCCAGGCGGACCGCGACCGGCGCCATCGATCTCCGATGGGTCAGGCGGAGCCGGATCGACGGCGACGGCTGGCAGGGTCTCGACGTTCCGCTCGGCGAGGCCGGGGAACTTTACCACGTGCGGGTGCTCGCCGGATCGACGCTCGTGCGGGAGTTTTCGCCCGAGGTGCCGACGATCAGCTACGGAGCCTCGGAGCAGGCTGCAGACGGGGCGACCGGGCCTCTGGTGTTCGAAGTGGCACAGGTCTCCGACAGGTTCGGCCCCGGTCCGTATGGAAGGATTGAATTCAATGGCTAA